ATGAAGGCTATAAATATAAAACAAAGAATAGCTGAATGTGTTACTCTTTTTGGCTTTGAATATCAAGGAAAAGAAGGTAACGTGGACCCCTGCTTTGTTCACGAGGAAAATAGATATGAGTATTTGCTTTTTTTTGATGGAAAAGAGCAAAAGGTTTTTGATATTGATTCTGTTATGAAAACCCCATTTATTATGGGGCGTTCACTTAATGAGGTAGCAGAGAAAATACAAATCACAGAATGGTAACCGCTCCGCTACGGCAGGGCGGTTTTCTTATACCCAAAATTCAATAATCAATGCGTTGTATCGTAAGGTACAGCGCATTTTTTATATCCAAATTACCGTGCCGAGGGTGTACATCGGCTTACTTTCAACCGCGGACAGAGCGGTATATAAGCTATGTAGAAAGGAAATTATATGAAGAACATTTACGAAATCTTGAAGGGCTTTGGTTTGGAAGTTCCCGAGGACAAAAAGTCTGAGTTTGAAAAGTCGCTTAAGGAGAATTATATCACCGTTAGCGAGCACGAAAAGGTCAAGACTTCCCGGGATAACTTAAAATCTCAGCTTGAAACTGCTACGAATAGTCTGAAAGAGTTTGAGGGCGTTGACGTTAAAGACCTGCAGGGCAAGATTACAACTCTTAATCAGCAGCTTGAAACTCAGAAACAGACCTACGAAAAGCAGATTGCCGACAACGATTTCAATTCTCTTGTCGATTCTATTCTCAAAGATAAGGGTGCAAAGAGCACAACTGCCACAAAGGCACTGCTCGACCTTAAAACTCTGAGAGAAAGCAAGAACCAGAGAGAAGACATCGAGTCGGCCGTAGATAAGGTTAAGGAAGAGCAGGATTATATGTTCAATTCCGAAGAGCCGATCGACAAAGGAAAATTCACAGGAGAGTCCGGCGGCGGTTCTGTTGAGGCTCTTGATTCAATGAGAGCCGTTATGGGCTTGCCGCCCGAAAAGAAATAAGAAAGAAGGTAAAACTATATGGCAAATACTTTTGAATTGCCCAAAAACTATGTAGACTTGCTCGACGAGGTCTACAAGAAGGCATCTGTTACCGCTGACCTTATCGGCGACCCCGCTATGGTTAAGGCAGGCGTTAACGTAAACGAAATCTGTTATCCTCAGCTCAGCGTTACCGGTCTCGGCGATTACGACAGAAACAGCGGTTACACCGACGGTTCTGTAAATCTTGTATGGAAGACAGTAGCGTACAACTACGACAGAGGCACAAAAATCTCCGTCGACGCTATGGATAACCAGGAGAGCTTTAATCTCGCATTCGGTAAAGCCGGCAGCGAGCTTATCCGCACAAAGGTCGCTCCCGAGGCTGACGCGTTCACATTCGCAAAGCTTGCAGGCTTGTCGGGTATCTCGAAGGCGGTAGCCGCGACATACTCAAACATTGCGGATTTCCTCGCCGCGCTTATCACAGCGAAGAATAAGATGGACGAAGACGAAGTGCCCGAGGAGGAGCGTTACCTTTATGCAACTCCCACACTGCTCAACGGCGTTATGGCACTCGACACAACCAAGTCCAGAGAGGTTCTTGCAACATTTGCGGGCACAAAGAAAGTGCCGCAGTCTCGTTTCTATACCGCGATTGATATGCTCGACGGTAAGAGCGAGGGCGAGGAAGCAGGTCACTACCAGAAGGCGACAGCCGGTAAGGATATCAACTTTATGATTATCCATAAGCCTGCTATTATCAAGTACGATAAGCACATCGCTAACAACATCATCGCGCCCGCAAACAACCCGAACAGCGATTCATACATTCTCAAGTACCGCAAGTACGGTCTTGTTGACGCGTATGAGAACAAGCGCGCGGGTATTTATCTCAGCCATAAGGCGTAATTAAGGAGGTTTAACTATGAAAACAGTTGGACTTACTTTTGACAAGAAGGTAAGAAAGCCCAAAGAGGAAAAACCGAAGAAAGAGCAGGAGACAAAGGAAGAGGAACAGGAGCAGGAGAAAGAGCAAGCTGAGGGGTGATTAAATGATTACCCTTTATGCAGATTATAATTATTACTATACCAACTATTTGGTAAGCAGTAATGGTATGCCGTCTATATTCTTTGATGAGTTCGACCATTGGGGTAATAAGGCAAGCTCATATATAAATCTATATACACACGGCAACATAGGAGAAGAAATCCCCGATGAAGTAAAAAAGTGCTGTTGTGAACTGGCTGAACTGCTTTACAAGTATGAGCACACCCCTGCTATAAGCGGAGTGACAAGCGAAAAAGTCGGTGATATATCAAAGACTTATGATAATAGCGAGACCGCTGTTAAATCGCTGTCAACTCAAATCAAGAATATCATTTACACTTGGCTTGCTAACACAGGGCTGTTATATCAAGGGGGCTCATTATGCTGACAAATGAAAGCTGTACTATTTTCATTCGCAACGGCTTGGGCTTTGACCGATTTTTTGTTCCGAAATGTCACTGGCAGGAGAGCATATCTTCTGCTGTGTCCAAAGACGGCTTTCAGAGTAAGGACGGGATCACAGTGTATATTTTCGTTAAAGACATAACCAAAATGCTGAGAACCGAACTGAATACAGCTTTGAGTAACCGGAAAGAAGCCGCCAAAGACATCATTGTCAAAGGTGAGTGTAATTTCAAGTTTGACGGTTCGTCGCAGCAGGCAGCCTCTGAGAGCATGAAAAAACTCAACGCGAATTATGATGTGCATACTGTTATGAGCATTGACCGCCTGCTGTACGGCTCTGAGAATATGCAACATTATAAAATCACAGCGAATAGCGGAGTTTCGAGGTGATAATTTGATTATCATTAATCAACCGAGAAATATCAGTGGAGCAAACGGCTCTTTTGAATTCAAATGGAATCCGAATTTTAGCTCTATAAGGGCAGAAAGGCTGAGCCAAGCACAAATGTATGTTGATAGTGAAGCAATCCGCTTAATGGTTCCGTATACGCCAATGGACAATGGACCTTTGGCAGAGAGCGTTAAGATTGGTACGGTTATCGGCAGCGGAAAACTACAATATAAATCCCCCTACGCTCGTTATCAATACTACGGTGAAGTGTACGGTCCCAATATTCCGATTTTTGAAAGTGGTATTTCTGAGCCGGTTGCTTTTTTCAGTCCGAGAGGGCAGAAGAAATTCCCCACAGGCCGTCAGCTTAACTACAACACAAGCAAGCACCCGAAAGCGGGAAAGATGTGGTTTGAGCGAATGAAAGCCGACCATAAGAGAGATATTGCCAAAGGTGCCGCGAAAATTGCGGGAGGTATATCTAAGTGAACATCGTTGAAAAAATGCAGGAAATCTTGACCAGTTTTCCGAAAATTAAAAATCTTCATATTGATTATAACGAAAACGCACCTGATGAATTCGGGCTTTATCCGACGGGTGACAGATTGGTTTCCGAGGACATAATCGGAAATCAGGAGCGTAGTCACACGTTTATCTTATACGCGACCTTTCAATCGTTTAATGACTATGACAGACTTCAAAACAGCGGTCTGTTGCTTGAACTTCAACATTGGTTTGAGTCTCCGGATTGGCAGAATTTTGTACTGTCATCTTGTAATACCGACTTAGAAGTTTCAACAGAAATTGACGGTGGCGAGTATTTCGGTACTCTGGAAAAGATAACTTGTGCAAATGGTATGCTTTTTAGCATACCCGATAATAATTTGAATTCCGCGGTGAGGTATCAACTCCAAATCACCGCGGATTATACTATAAATATTTAAGAAAGAGAGGGTAAAAAATGTCTGATCCTAATAAGGTAGGTAAACTCAAAAGAAGTTACTTACTTCATTATATTGACGCGTCATTCGGCGGCGCTACTCCCGAGTGGTTTCTTATCGGTAAGCACATCTCTGATATGAGCGTTAACCTTAACCCCAGCACCGAGGTTATTAAGAACATTCTGGACGAAACCGTTACTAACGACAACGGATATGAACCTTCAATCGAGGCTAACACCTATTTTGCGGATACTAATGACGCAATCTATCCGAAAATTAAGGATATTTCAATGAACCGCTTGACCGGAGACGCCTGCAAGACAAAGGTGCTCGAAGTCATTATTGACACAGACGGCGCAACTCACGACGCATGGCAGGAAGATTGTATCGTTAAGCCTCAGTCGTACGGCGGCGCTCAGGGCGGCGTTAACATTCCGTATAACATCAACTTCGACGGCAACCGTAAGCAGGGAACAGCGACTATTTCTGACAGAGTTCCTACATTTGAGCCTGCGGCTGCTTAAAACAAACTAAGGGGCGGAGCAATCCGCTCCTTATATTTTTAAGGAGAATAATATGTCTAATCTGTCATTTAACGAAGGATACAAAGAATTCACGATAAACGGCGACGAATCACGCAAAATCAGGATTAATACTTCTGACCTGAATTTGATGAAACGTATTGTCGATTTGAAAAACGGAATCAAAGAAAAAGAGAAGATGTACAAAGGGCTCAGTGCGAGCGCTAACCCTGAGAACGTCGAGAAAATCGCCGAGGAGCTCCTCATTATCGAGCAGGAAGTCAGAAAAGAAGTCGATGAAGTCTTTAACGCTTCTATATGCGATACTGTTTTCGGCAGTCTGAACTGTATGTCTCCCGCGGGCGGTGTACCCATTGTTTGGGGATTTTTAAACGCGCTCATTCCCGAAATCGAAAAAACGCTGAAATCCGAGAAAAAGAAAATGGAAAAGTACACCGAAAAAGTGAAAGAGTTTAAGTGATGTTATTTTTACCGAAAGAGCTTGAAGTCGACGGCGTAAAATACCCGATACGCTCTGATTATCGGGTTGCTTTAACGATTTTCGAAGCATACAATGATAAATCCTTACCGTCTGCTTTTCTCGTTCCTACGGTGCTTGAATGCCTGTTTTTAACTGTGCCGGAGAACACTGAGGAAGCATATAAAAAAGCTGTCTGGTTTCTTGACGGCGGAAATATGCCGAAATCTAAAAAAACGCCCGCACGGACTATGGATTGGGAACAGGATGAATATATGATTTTCCCCGCTCTCAATAAGGTTGCAGGCTATGAAATCCGCGATGTTGAGTATTTGCATTGGTGGAGCTTTCTCGGCTTATTTAACGAGGTAGGCGAAGGTCTTTATTCTCAGGTAATGAGCATTCGCCATAAAATGGCAAACGGAAAATCACTTGAAAAGTGGGAACGGGAATATTTTGAAAAGCACAAAGAAATTATTGTGCTCAAAGAAAAACTAACACCCGAAGAGGAGGCTGAACTGAAAGCTGAAGAAGACTTTATCTATCAGCTTACCGGGGCTTAGAGAGATTTTGAAAGAAGGTGAGAACTTCTGACAGCAGATGGAAATCTTGTCTTTAATACCAAAATTGACGTAAACGGATTTAATAAAGACTCCAAAAAGCTATTAACAAGGGGTAATGAAATAAAGTCGAGCTTTGAGAGCGTGACGGCCGCTCAGAGCAAGACACAAAAAGCCACAGATCAGAGCGCAAACGCGTTTTCGCAAATGGGTTCAACGCTGAACTCCACGGAAGGTGATTTGTCGAAAACCGAAAGCGCAGTGAATGATGTAGGCGAGGCTCTCGAGAGAAACGAGAAATCCGCAAAGAACACAAAAGCTGCTTATGGTTCTCTTAGCGGTGAACTCGGGGAGCAGGAAGGTGAATTAAAGGCTGTCCGTTCGGAGTTTTCTTCTCTTAATTCCGCTGAAAGCTCGAACACCAAGGAAACACAATCGAACGCCAAAGCTCAGGATAAACTACAAACGGAGCTTGATGAAAGCGAGGAAGGGCTCGATGATGTTGAGCAAGGGTTCAAGAAATCGGGCGACGCGGCTGATGAGGCAAGCAGTAAATTCGACAAGGTAAAAAGTGTCGGAAGTAAAATCGGCGGCGTAATAAAAGGTGTTGGTGTTGCGGCGGTTGCCGCGGGCGCGGGTATTGTCGCAATAGGCAAAAAAGCTCTTGACGCCTACTCGGAATACGAACAACTGACAGGCGGTGTTGAGACACTCTTTAAGGACAGTTCTGATACTGTTATGAAGTACGCCGAAAGTGCGTATAAGTCGGCAGGCTTATCTTCAAATCAGTATATGGAGACTATAACAGGCTTTTCGGCTTCACTAATAAAATCACTTAACGGTGATACCAAAAAGGCTGCTGAGGTCGGAAATATGGCCGTTATTGATATGTCTGATAATGCCAATAAAATGGGTACGGACATAGAGTCAATACAAAATGCCTATCAGGGATTTGCCAAGCAGAACTTCACAATGCTTGACAACTTGAAGCTCGGATACGGCGGTACTAAAGAAGAAATGCAGCGCCTTCTCGATGACGCGACAAAACTCTCAGGCGTGAAGTACGATATTTCTTCTTTCTCGGACATCACCGAAGCAATACACGTTGTACAGACCGAAATGGAAATAACCGGCACTACCGCCAAAGAAGCGAGCACTACAATTCAAGGCTCGATACAATCAATGCAGGGAGCGTGGACAAACCTTATCACCGGACTGTCTAATCCCGATGCAGACCTAACGTCGCTCATTAACAGCTTTGTCGACAGTATAGTTACCGTCGGGCAAAACATTCTCCCGAAAATCGGCGTTATTTTGAACGGTATCATTTTACTGATACAGCAACTCGCTCCTCGAATTATTCAGATTTTGCCAGGCATTTTAAGTCAGCTTTTGCCTGTTGCCATTCAAGGTGCAAAGGAATTTATTTTGGCTTTTGTGAACGTTTTGCCACAGCTTGGACAGCTGATTATAAGCGTTTTGCCAAACATCTTGTCAGGGCTTAAAGAGCTGTTTTTCGGCATTGTTCAGGCTTTGCCGTCAATGGTGAAAATGGTTGCCGAGGCCTTGCCGAAGTTAATTCCGCAAATCGTCAGCGCGGTTGTAGCTATGGCGGTTTACCTGATGAAAAATATTGATAAAATCATTCAGCCGATTATCGACAATTTACCTGAAATAATAATTTCAGTAGTTGATGCGCTGATTACGAATTTACCGATTTTAATTGACGGCGTAATTTCTTTGGTGATAGGTCTTGTAAAGGCCATACCAAAGATTATTTTAGGCATTATTGAAGCCTTGCCTACAATAATCGAAAAGATTATAACAGGGCTTATTGAGTGCATACCTCAGCTCATTGAGGGCTTGATTATGCTAAACATTGAGCTTGTCGCGCATTTGCCGGAGATTATCTTAGGGCTGATTAAGGCAATTCCGAAGATTATCGTAGCAGTTGCGAAAGCTCTTGTCGAAGCAGGTCCGAAAATCTTTGAAGCCTTTGGACAGATTTTCGGTGGTGCTTGGGAAAAGATAAAGGAAATCTTTTCAGGCATTGTTGATTGGTTCAAAGACATTTTTGAAAAGCTCAAAATGTGGGCTGTATCAGTTTATATAAAAATAATTGCATGGTTCAAAAGCATTTTCGAGGGGCTGAGAAATTGGGCTCTTGGAATTTACATAAAAATAACAGGTTTCTTCCAGGACATCTGGAATTCTATTACGGGTGTTTTCTCGAAAATCGGTGAGTTCTTCTCAAACGTATTCCGCAAGGCGGTCGATGGTATCAAGGGCGCGTTTAACGGAATAAAACAATGGTTTTCGAATTTATGGCAGAATATCTGGAACGGTATCAAAACCCCGATTAACTGGATTATCGACGGTATTAACGCCGTTATAGGCGGATTGAACTCGCTGAAAGTCGATATACCCGATTGGGTACCGTTCGTCGGCGGTCAGACTTGGGGTGTTAACATTCCTGAAATTCCGCACCTTGCAACAGGCACGGTTGTACCCGCAAACTACGGCGAATTTCTCGCTGTTCTCGGCGACAACAAGCGAGAGCCTGAGATTGTGTCGCCTATCAGCGCAATGAAGAGAGCTCTGGCGGAGGTTATGGCGGAGCAGAGCGGTGACGGCAATCCTACGGTTATCAACCTCAACGTTGACGGTGAGGTTTGGTTCAGTTGGCTTGTTGACCGCAATAACAGATATAAGACTATGCACGGTGTAAGTGCGCTTTAAGGAGGTTTATTTATAGTGAATTTTAACGGCTATTTGATAAAGTTTATTAAAACAAACTCTCTTTTTCCGCATAAATTCATCGAGCGCGGTACGTATAAATCTACGCCGTTAGAACGTCAGGAAATTAAGAAATATCGAGATAACAATAATGAGCTTCACATTGTTGTCTCGCCAAACTATAAAACAAAAATTGAATTTTCAACGTTCGAGCTGAATTTATCTCAGGTGCAAGAACTTCGCGATGCGTTGTTTAGTGCTATGGGCGTACAGCAGATACGTAAAATTCAGCTCGAATACTGGGATGATGAACTTATGGACTACAGAACAGCGTGGTTCAGAATGTACGACATAACATATCCTGTTGATACAATTAGCCATAATAGCATTAAATACAAAGCTATTCAGTTTATGTTTGAAGAAATATAAGGGGGTTATATATGGCAGGTCACATTTACAATGAGCTCATAATCTCCTTTACCGACAATAACGAAAACGGTATTGAATATGAGGCAGACATAACCGCTGAGAACATAGTCCAAGAGAGCATGAAACTCACGCAATCTATTTGCGACGAAAGCTATTTGAAGTTTGGCGGCTGTATCGCCTCTGAATTCAGTATTGACTTGCTGAGTACAAACGAGCGTATTTTTACTCAAAGTCTTGTAGGGCGGTGGATTAGTGTTAAGTTGATTAAACACACTGTATCAAACCGCCCTATTTATCCTTCAAACACGCTGTATCCTTCCAATACTCTTTCCCCCGGATATGAGCCTGATGAAACCACATACTATATTTTCAGCGGATTTATAAAAAGCGCCAAGCTCAGCGAAAATGATATGAACATCCGCACAGTTATAGCCTATGACGCACTTGCGCTGCTTTATGAAGCTGATGCTACGAATTATATCTATCAGACTTTTTTAGGCACTTCGGGAGGTGAACTGGCTACTACCTTAGGATATATTCTCGATAGCATTCGGGGGAAAACCAATAATGGTATTATTGATATTATTCCTGATAGTACTGGTTCAAGTGCTTTGTCGAATAGGTTTCTTAGTGATTTTTATACAAGCAATAATCTTCGCCATCGTGTTACTTCATTTCCAAACCAAAATTCAACATGGAATGAGAATGATAATAAAATCAGCTTTGGAAATTTGTTAAAGGACCTTTGCGAAGTTGT